AATGTTACTCCAATTACAGGACAGGGTGAGGGCTGAAGCTAAACGTGACGACAGAAACTAAAACATCATCTAGCATAGCAACAGACGCAATATATAATTCTATGCCTACTATACGTAGGGAAGTAATGGAAGATGTTTTTAATACTATAGCAGGGTTTGAAACCAATAACCAATCTATAGATCAAATAGGCGGCAGTGAAAGAGGTCAAGGTATATTTCAATTTGAAAAAGGTAAGGCATTTGGGGCTCATACTGGTCTTGGGCGTTTAATAAATGTATTAAGTAATGATGGATTACCTGATTTTGTAAACCCTGTACAACTTGATGATAATGTAAGACAAGAATTAATTACAAAAGCAAAAAATTTAAGAAAATTAGAAAATCCAGATTTATCTAAAGAGTCAAGAGATTTTCAAAATCTTTTAATGTTAGCAGATAAAATATTTCACAAAAATTGGTCTATGCAAGATGTATCTGATGGTAAGGTAAGCTATTTTGATGCATATATAAAAGGGCATTGGGCAGGAAATGACCCTAAAAAATTAGAAAAATATACAAACAGATGGAAAGAAGAAGGTCATAAAATGTTTTATGATAAAGCAAGGGGAGGTTTTATAAACATGCAAGAAGGCGGAGATGTAGAAAATACAGAACAGACAGGATTTTTAGCACCATCACTTACTTCTGAAGTTCTGCCTAACGAGACAGTAGACACATCTCCTGTATATGAAAGTCCTAGAACAGTGCCATCTGTAAATACAGACGAAGGGTTTTATGCAAGTAATCCTGCTCCTGGTGAGACTATGGATGAATTTGAAAATAGAACTAGAGTATATACGCAGCCTGTTGAGACATATGAATTAAAAACATCTTCTTATACACCTCCTGAAGATTATGTAAGCCCTAGAATATCAACTTCTTTTGCAGATGTATTTGGTTATGGTGGTGAAGGATCAGGTGCAGGAGATTTTACTAATCCTAATAATTTTCCTACTACTCCTGACGATTCACAAGACACTACTAAACAAGACGCTATAATAGAAGCATTTGGTACTTTTTCAGACGCTATGGTTGCTTGGGAAGCTTCTAAAGATGTATATAATAAAGACTACAGTTCTTGGCGTTCAGAAATGATTAATTATTTTGAGGCTGGTGTACCTGTAGGTGAAGCTTTAACTTTAATTAGACATAAAGATTATTATCCAGATTGGATGACTCTTGAAGAAAAAAGAACTCAATATGCATTAGATAAAGCTTATGGATATGTGGATGCAGATGGAAATGTTAGTGAAACTTATACTATAACAAATGAAGATGGTAGTGTTACTACAAATAAAAATACATGGGATTCTGTAGAGTCTTGGTTTACAGATTTAGGAAAAACAACATTATTTACTTCTGAAGATCAAACTTTTAATGTAACTGTAGGTAATATTGCAGATGATGCTTTTGCTGCATTAATAACTCAATTTTTTACAGGAGATACAGAAAAAGCTCTAATAGCAGGTGCAGGAAGTTTTGCTGCTACTAATGTTACAGACATGGCTATTAATAAAGTTTGGGCTGCTGGTATACCAGAAGGTTTAAAAAGTTCTTTTGATGGTTTTGTAAAAGAAGGTATGTCTTTTCAGGAAGCCGCAGCAACTACACTAGATGAAGAAGCTTTTAATGAATTAGCAGGTCATGCTAAAAATATGAACGCTTTAATGACTTCTACAGCTACTATGTTAACATCTTTAGCATTGGGTGCTGATATGGAACAAGTTCTTTTAGATGGTGCTTCAACTGCTGCTATTGTTTTAGGTACAGATGTTGTAGGTACAAAACTTTTAGAAACTTTTGGTTCAAGAGCTGTAGAAGATTATGCTAGTTCTACAGTAGCTGGTGTAGGTGGAGGTACCCTTTCTGCACTAGTAGCATTAATTAGAACTGGAGATATAAAGCAAGCAGCTATTTCAGGTTTAGCAGGAGGTTTACTATCTGCAGGAAACCCTTTAGGTTGGGCTGTTATGGGAGTTCAATTACTTATGGGGTTAGGCAAAAAACCATCTAATAAATCTGGTTATGCATCATTTGATTTTGATAAGTTTGAAGTAAACAAATATTCTCAAGGAGATTATGATCCTAGTAAAGGAAAACCAGAAAATGTAGAATTTGCTGAAAGTTTATTACAACCTTTAGTACCTTATCTACAAGAATTAGAAGAAACAACAGGTTTTGATTTTAAAGGCGATTTACAAATACATTACTCAGAAGCCTCTGGTAGAGGTATTTACTATACATTAAGTGATATAAAACAAGAAGGTCTATCTGCTAGAGACATGTTTTTAAATAGATTAGATTATTTTGATGGTAGAGATCAATCTACACAAGATGGTGGTAAAGTATATCGTAGGCGTTTTTCTGCAGATGAACAAGGTATAGCGGATATGTATGAAGCATTAATGGCTGATTTAGCTTATATTGCAGAAAATCAATTATCTGATATTAAATATTTTACAGGTATTAGAAAATCACAAGAACAGATACAACAAGAAATTAAAGATTTTGGATTTGATCCCTCTATGTTGCAATTTTATCGAGGTGGTAAGATTTCACTTGACAAGGGTGGAGATGTACAGTATAATAAAGGTAATTATGGACTTGTCAACAAAAAAGGCAAAGCTCCGCCATCTGCAAGGGCAGATGATGTTCCTATGAGTTTAAAAGAGGGAGATTTCGTACTCTCTCAGCCTGCAGTAGCCCTCTATGGTAAAGATACTATAGATCGTATGCTCTCAAGAGCTGCTACAGATGCAGGCAAGAATTTAAAATCTGGAGGTAAAGTTCCAGTAAATGTACACAATGGTGAATATATTATACCAAAGAATTTAACAGAATATATAGGTCCTAATGTTCTCGAAACGATGAACAACAGGGGTCTTATGTCAGTTGGTGAAAGACCCAACACTTAGTTGACAGCTACTTGCGAAAGCAACCCTGTCTCTTTAATAACTGAATGGGCTACCTTTACGGAGAAAGTAAAGCCCCCAATGAGGTAAAAATGAACGAAGAAACACTAGAAAAGGAAGAAGAAAATTTAGAACCAGCTCCATATCAAGGGGCTTACAGAAACAAGCTAGACGATCCTGATCCTGAACCGAACCCTGCTGAAGAAGAAATTCCAGAAGCAGCTACTTCTAAGGAAGAATCAGAAAGCTTTGTAGAGCAGACTACCAAATCAGAACAACCTGAACACGACTACAAAAAGAGGTATGATGATTTAAAAAAGCATTATGATGCTAAAATAGAAGAGTTTAAAGGTAAAGAACAAGAACTTTTAGATTTGGCAAAACAAGCATCAGGAGGAGGTGTTAATTACACACCGCCTAAAACGCCTGAAGAACTAGAACAGTTTAGAGAGCAATATCCTGATGTATATAATGTTATTGAGACTGTGGCTCATTCTCAAGCTGAGAATAAAACCAAAGCTCTGCAAGATGAAATTAAGGACTTACAAGGAGACCGACAACGCCTAACTAAAGAAAAGGCAGAACAGGAACTTCTTAGATTACATCCTGATTTTATGCAGATTAAAGCAGATGCAGATTTTATTACTTGGTTAGAGGACCAACCACCTTCTATAGCAGACGGAGTTACTAAAAATAACACTGACGCTAAATGGGCTGCTAGAGTTATAGATTTATATAAAGCCGATAAAGGTATTTCTCGTACATCAAAAAAGCAAGCCACTAATACTGCTGCTGACTTTGTTCCTACTAAAAAGAAATCGGAACCAGCCAAAGGCAAGAAAGAGTGGAGTGCTGAGGAAATCAGACGGATGAAACCTCACGAATTTGAAAAGTACGAAAAGGAAATCGACTTAGCAAGAAGAGAGGGCAGAATCCGTTAGTTTATTAACTTTAACTAGAAAGGGGATTCGATTATGGCTATCGGAACTGCAGCAGGATATACTAACCTGCCTTCTGGTAACTTTTTACCAGAAATTTATAGTCAAAAAGTTCTTAAATTCTTCCGTAAAGCTTCAGTTGTTGAGGATATTACCAACACTGACTATTTCGGAGAAATTGAAAATTTTGGCGACACAGTTAGAATCATAAAAGAACCAACTATCACAGTTTCAGCATATACTAGAGGTTCCTCTGTTAATACTCAAGACTTAGCTGACGATGAAATTCAATTAACAGTCGATAAAGCTAATGCATTTGCTTTTAAAGTAGATGACATTGAGGAAAGACAAGGACACATCAATTTTGAAACTCTAGCTACATCTTCAGGTGCATATGCACTTAAAGATAGCTACGATAGTGAAGTTCTATCTAACATTCAATCAAACGTCACATCAACAAATACATATGGTGCTGATCACGCAACAAACTCAATCGACACAGGTTTTGACACTAGTGAAGTTGACCCTGTAAACGTGCTTGCAAGACTAGGAAGACTTCTAGACGACCAAAACGTTCCTACAGACAATAGATGGGCAGTAGCTGCTCCAAGATTTTTTGAAGAGCTACAGCAAACTAGTTCTAAACTACTTGATGCTAACTTCTTAAATGAAGCTAAGTCACAAGTTAGAAATGGTTTAGTTGTTCCTCAACTAGTAAATGGCTTTAGACTTTATAAGTCTAACAACATGCCTGCTGCTAGTACTACTGACGTGCATATTGTTTTAGCTGGACACCAAGGCGGTGTTTCAACAGCTTCACAAATTGCAAAAACAGAAGTAGTGAGAGACACTGAATCTTTCGCTGACATTGTTCGTGGTCTTCATGTCTATGGTAGGAAAGTTCTTAGAACTGAATCCATAGCCCAAGCCTATGTTAAATTAGATTAAGGGGGAAGATAAATGGCTACATTAACACAAACTGGTGCAGGAACTGTAGGACACATGGCTTCTAACGCTGTGCCTAAAGCTTACGCACAATCAACTGTTATTGATGGCACATCTACCGCTTTAACTAGTGGAGATGTCTATCAAGCAATTAACGTACCAGCTAATTCTGTTGTACTAAGTGCAGGAATCGATGTGATTACTGCAGGTACTGGAACTGGTACTTTGGCATTAGGCGATGGCACAGTAACTTACGTTGCTGCGGCTGTACAAACTTCAGCAGGTCAAATGACTTCTGGAGATGCTCTTGCTGAACTTGCTGTTACTTATGCAGCAGCAGATACATTAGATGTAACTGTTGCTACTGCTGATGTTAATTCTAAAGTCCGAGTATGGGCTGTTTTAATTGACATTGACGGAATGGGTGACTCTGAGTCTGGCGACACATATGCCTAAATAATGTCTTTGGTGGGGGGTATTAAGTACCCCCTGCCTTTTACAAGGAAAAATTATGAAGAATTTATTTTTAGTTTTTATAGTTTCTGTTTTTCTAGTAGGATGCGGTAGTTCAAGAATTATGTTGAACGCTGATATTCCAGAATCACAAGCTATAACTATCGAAATTTCTACTCAAGATAACGAAACAGTAGAATAGTGATTAAAACAGTAGGAATAGAATTATTGAAATTAAGCCTATGTATTTTCATGGTGCTTTTTTTGTATTTAGGAATAGCTTCTTTTAAGCTACAAGAATACACAATTTTTCTAAGCCTATTACCTATTAATGTTGCGATAGGGTGGTTTATATACCATAGATTAAAACATGGCTGAGTCAACTTTTATCTCAGCAGCAGCAACACCAGGAAATACAAACAGGACAGATGTATATACTTGTCCTAGCAATTTTAAAGGGATTGTAAGATTTATAAACGTAGGCAATGTAGACTCATCAGCAAAAACAGCGATGCTAGAGTGGT